CTATTCACTTGTTGACTATAAAAATAACCATGAAAAAGTTGTCATGCTGTGTGATAAACATGGGACGTTTGAACAAACACCACACAATCACCTGATGGGAAAGAAGTGTTGGTCTTGTTCAAACGAAGAAAGGTCTGTAGCCAAAATAAAGACAAACGAAAAGTTTATTGTTGATGCAAAAGCAGTTCACGGCGACAAATATGGTTATGCCATGGTTGCATATACATCAGCACAAGAAAAAGTAACTATTCACTGTCCTGAGCATGGGTTTTATGAGCAGACTGCTTGCCATCATATAAGTGGTCAAGGTTGTCCTAAGTGCGGTGACATGTCATCAGCAGACTCATCAAGATTAAGTATTTATGAGTTCATAGAAAAAGCCAGATCTGTTCATGGTGACAAATATGACTATTCAAAAGTTGATTATATTAACTCAAGATTAAAAGTGGTTATATCTTGCCCTGATCATGGTGATTTTGAGCAATCACCTGAATCACATGTTTATGGTCAATCAGGTTGCCCCAAATGCACAGGCCGACAATCCAGACCCGAAACAGAGATAATTGACCTCATCACTTCCCTCGGGCTGCAAGTAGTTCATGGTGACAGGAGTGTCATCAAGCCTCTAGAGATAGACATTCTGGTTCCAGAGGCTAAGTTGGCAATTGAGTTCAACGGGAACTACTGGCACTCGGACAAGCAGAAACCAAAGAGCTACCACTTTGACAAGACCAAGGCGGCCAATGAAGCCGGTTACCGGATGATCCACGTTTGGGAGGGTGACTGGGATGCCCGGAAAGACCAGATAAAACGGATCATCATCAATGCCTGTGGTAAGACCAATGAGAAGCCTCTCAATGCTCGTGATTGCACTGTGCAGGAAATTGAGATGAAGGTGGTCAATGAGTTTCTTGACGACAACCACATTCAAGGTCGAGTACACCAGGCAAAGATAAAGCTCGGGTTGGTTCATAAAACTGAAGGTTTGGTTGCTGTCATGACCTTTGGGAAAGGCGCTAACATCCGTGGTACTGCCAGAGTCAATGCTGAGGCTACTTCAGAGGTGCCGTGGAACCTCACCAGATATGCAGCCAAGCACAGTGTCAGGGGTGGAGCCTCAAAGCTGTTCAAGGCCGCTGTGACCCGCTATGAGCTAACCTTTGTTGAAAGCTACTCAATGAATGACTACTTCACCGGCGGCATGTATGAGCAGCTCGGGTTTGGTAGAACAGTAGCATATGGGGCTGATTACCGTGTCTTCCATCCCAAGACAGGCATCAGGTTCAAGTATCACTGGCAGCGCCGGAATATACCAAATGTACTCAGAGACATTGGTCGTGAGGACATAGTGTTTAACCCTGACAAATCTATTGACCCAAGAACTGAGTTTGAAATTGAAGACCTTGCTGGTGCCCTCAGATTGTGGGATTCCGGTAAGACAAAGTGGACTTGGCGCGCTACACCTTGACCACTGTGATTTTAGCCACTCTTCGGAGTGGCTTTTTTTATGACCTCGGTTTACTATCATCACATCAGACTCGGGGGAACCATGTATAAGAAAATCATCAGTCAAGTGCCTACCACTGGCCTTATCACACTCGACGAGGTGAAGAGTCATTGCCGGGTTTTTAATGACTTTGAAAACAGTTACTTACAGTCACTCATTCCAGTCTGTTTGGATTTATGTCAAAGCTACACCGGACGTATGCTTACCACAGGCTCTGCCGTTGTCGTGGTGCATAGCTGGCAGAGTCAGGTACTACTCCCATACGGAAATGTCACGGAAGTCACCAAGCTCGTTCTGGATGGCACTGAGAGCACTGCATTCACGTTCGACGACGTGAGTCAGATAATCTCTATCAATGCTCCGTATGCCACAGCGCGGATTGAGTTCAACGCTGGTTATGAAACTCTCCCTGTCGTCGTGAAACAGGCTGTTCTGGTGATGATTAACACTGCATTTAATAACCGTGACGATGTGGTCGTCGGTCAGACTGTGAATGAGATGCCCAGGACGAGTCGTGACCTTCTTGACCGGGTGCGCTTACCATGGCAATGAACATAACAGCCGGTCGGCTTCGTCATGTCGTCCAGTTTTTGGAACAGTCATCCGATACGAATGAATGGGGTGAACCAGTACCACCAGTGCCACTGTTTGGCCCCATCATGGCAGAGGTGGTAGTCAGGTCAGGGTCTGAAAGTAGTAATTTCGGAATTGAGCTGACTGATGAGGTAGTCACCGTTCTTACCTGGTACGACCCGAGAGTTAAGAATAAACACCTGATGAACTGGATTGACACTGACCAGATTTATGAAGTGTCTCACGTAAAACCAGATGAACTCCGGCGAGGGATGATCGTCACATGTAAGGTACAACGAGATGGTTGAGACCACGACATGAAAACAGCACTCATAGCACTACTCAAGACCACCCTTGGTTCGGGTATCACCGTATACACAGGAACAGTACCTGAAGGTGTTGACAAACCGTGCGTCGGTGTGTCTATGGTGAGTAATTCAGACGTTCGAGTTATCAAGGGTAGCAAACACGGAAACACTCAGGTTTATCGTGTGACAGTATTCGCTCCATTAGAATCACAGATAGACACAATCCTTGATACTCTTGAGACTTTGGATAATACTGTAAACGACGATTTTCAACGTATTTTTGGTCAGTGGATCCTCACAGAATCCAAGCAACCAGGTCAGGTGCTCGCCAGAGCGTTTTATGACTTAACTCTTTATAAACGATAGGATGACAATATGAGTAACGTGACCCTTATCGCCGGCACCGTTGTTGAGATGGAGAAGGTTTCTGAGCTGGGTGTATCCACCTGGCATGAAGTCCCCCGTCTGACCGAAATCGGCGCAGTTGGCGAGCAATCTGAGCCGAAAGAGAAAACGACTCTCTCCGACCGGATCAAAAAGTACGACTCCGGTATGCGTGACGCACCGGACAAGAATTTGAAGGGTCAGTACGTACCTGAGCAACCTGTTGGTGGTCAGTACGCCGATGAGCGCACCAAACAACAGGACTTTATCACTCGTTGCCGCAACGAAGAAGAGTTCAACATCCGGGTCAAATGGCCTGACGGTGATGTGAATGGTTTCCTGTTCAAATCCCTTGGTTTCGAATTCGACCAAGGCTCTCAGGAAGACTGGAAGATGTTTACCGTCAACGGCAAGCAGAACTCTCGCGTCATCTATGAACTGACTGTTTCAGGTACTGCCACCGTCGCGGTCGCTGCCACCACTCAACTGAGTGTCGTCACTGTACCCGCTGACATCCAGGTGAACGACGGAACCGGTAACAGCACTGTTCGCTGGCTGTCCAGTAACCCGTTGAAGGCGACTGTCGATGACAACGGTCTGGTGAAAGGTGTTGCCGCAGGTACTACCATCATCACTGCTGAGTTCCGTGGCGTGGTTGGTGAGCTGAAGGTAACCGTATCATGAGTTTGACCTTCAAAACTGACGGTCTCGCTTTCATCGACGTTCCTGCCCCGTATTTCGGGCAGGACGTTGTGATCCGAGTGAACAAGCGAGCAGTGAAACATTATATCCGGTCATCTCAACTAAGCACTAAAATCGCAGAGCGCAAGGACATTGCTGAAGAAGACAAAATTGCTTATCACGTTGCCGCTGGTTTGATGTCTGTCTGCACTATCCCTAGCACCGGAGAGTTCGCTTTTGCTGACGAGCAGGTCGACGACCTGGTTAACCTACTGCCGAAAGAACTCTATGAAGAACTTGCTGTGGCTGCTTTCAGTCTTGACCCCGCAGTCGAGCAGAAGACACTCACCACAAAAAAAAAGAAGTCTTAGCAGACGGTAACATGTTACTGGTGAAACGCATTTGCCAGTACCTCAAAAGACCAGTGTTTGAAGTGATGGGGTGGCCTGCCTCTGAGCTAGAGCACTGGTCTATCTTTTTCTCCATTGACGACAATAAAGACAAGCCGATCACTATCACCAAGACACCACAGACCGTGAGCTTGGTTGAGTCTAAATCACGTTTCAGGGAGTTGATGAGCTAATGGCGAAAGGTCTCTTCTCCGTAACAAGCACAGGTCTCAAGGAATTCATCAAAGAGATGGAAGCATTGGCTGACGCTATTCCTGAAATAAGCCTGAAAGCTCTGGCAGAACAGGAAAAGGTTGTTCAGGAGAGGATAAAAACCAACTGGGTGTCAATGGTAGGAGGGACACCGGGAGGTTACGTTTTCTCTTCAGTCGGTCAGTCTGTTGCTATGAGTAAAAGTGACCCTTACACTGTTGTGGGGACAGTAGGTGTCTATAAAATAGATAGTGTCAGTGTCCAATTCGGAAAGACAGAAAAAGACCTCAATGCTGCACAGATCGCATATTGGGTCGAGTTCGGGACATCACGACTTCGCAATGGTGGTCGTAAAAAGAAAGGTGTCAATTACGATGACTCTCAGCTCATCAATGTGGCCGGAGTACCTTTCATCAGTAACGCTTTTTACTCAAGCCTAAATGAGCAGCAAGACGCTTTTAAGGTTGAGTTCAACAGGTTAGCGGATCAGTACCGCTACACAGGGTGACCACATGAGTGACGTATTACGCTCGACAACGTTTCAATTAGAGTTCAAAGGTCAGGATGGCATCACCGGCATCAAGCAGTTCACTCGTGCCGTCAGTGATGCTGACAAGACTGTCGAAGAACTCAGCGCAACTCTTGGTGATAATGTCGAGGTCACCTATAAGAACGTGCAGAGCAAGCAAGAGCTGACTGCTGAAGCTCGGGCTCTTGTCAGCCAGATGGAGAGAACGAACGCTCGGGTGAAGGAGATGACTTCACTCTATCAGCACCAGGCGTCAATGATCGGGAAAACAGCACAAGAACAGGAGATCCTGAACGCTGTTTATAAACTCGGTGCCAACGCAACACAAGAGCAGAAGCAGCAAGTCACCCAACTGGTTCAGAATTATCAGACTCTTCGTGATGGGTCTAACCAGACAGAAGGAAGTTTCCGTAATCTCCGTGGTGTATCTCAACAACTCGGTTGGCAGCTCCAGGACGTTGCCGTTCAGGCACAACTCGGAACCAGTGCATTCGTCATATTCTCCCAGCAAGGTTCTCAGCTCGCCGCCGCATTTGGTCCTACCGGTGCACTGGTCGGTGCTGTGATCGCCGTGGCTGGTGCCATTGGCGGCGCTCTCGTTAGCTCGATGGGTGTAGCCGGAGAGGAAATCGACAAGCTTATTCAGAAAGTAGATAAGCTCGGCAAGGCCACCAAAGAACTCGCTGCGATTGAGCTGCGCAAAAAGATCCAGGACGACCAGCGCAGACTGGTAGAGATTGATTCACTGTCACGTATCGGTTTCTTGCAAGATAAACAACGTGACGGTATAGAGCTTTCTGAACGTGAACAGAAAGAGCTGCTGAAACTCCAGTCACAGCGAGAACAATTATCTGACACGATACTGACTCAGGAAGGATATCTTGACACGGATGTTGAACTCTTCTTCGTTGCGGCAACG